TTGGTGGGCGTCCAGCTAAATTAGTCATTAGTTTCCCAACTTAAAAAGTCATCTAATTCTTCTTGCGTGGTTGCCACCGTATAAAATTCAAAAAGCATACGGCCTCGCGCAACTTGTGCAACGTGGTCATGGAATAATTTTTGACGTTCGTGATGATTTCTTACAATACCGTTTTTTTGTGGTTTTCTTTTACATAATTCTCTTGGTTGAGCAAAACACTTTGGGCAAGGCATTGCTCTTATCATTATTTGTTCATCTGTGTAGTGGGTCATAACCTGTTGCCTCTGCTAAATTAGTCATAATAATTTAAAATGCTCCGTTGATAAAACGCTGATTATTTCTTGATCGTCATAATCGTTGCGTCTTTTATGTGTTTTTGCGCTTATTTTAAATTCTCCAAAAATTACAAAATTTTCTAAATCTGTGTATCCAATGGCATCTTCCCACTCTACAACAAAGAAACATGGCAAGCCTGTTATTGCTTTTGAGCTATGCCATGCAACCAACTTTGTCATCGACACAATCATTGTTGGATAGTCGTTTAACTTTTGATTGCGTTTTCTAAACTCTAAAAATGCTAATGGTTTGTTGTCACGGTAAGCAATAAAGTCAAACTGTGATAACTTTTTTTGGCGTAACATTTTGCACTTCCATTTTTCAGCAAGCATGTCAGCCATTCTTTGCTCATTATCATAATCATCTTTATTTTCGTATATAGAGTGGGTCATAACCTATTGCCTCAGACAACTTTTCCATAGCCATTTCAAAGTATTTATTAAATTCTTTTTGATCCATGTCATCAAAGCTAATGCTATCAATCACACGCATATGACAGTTTGCTAGACCATTCCAACGCATACGCACATAACCACAAGCCCATTTGAGTTCGTCGTGCAGATGTCTATGTGTAGGCCACTTTCCTGTAGCCTTACACACGTTGTTTAATGTTGCCCAATACAAACTGTGATGTGGGTTAGATCGCTTACCAGTGGCTATTAAATCAAACGCCTGACTTTGTTTGTGTTCTTCTATTTGTTCTGCGTCAAACTGAGTACACGGCAAAAGTTGACCATCTTTTAAATATACTTGGATTTTAGAAAGGGATTTCATCGTCCATATCCTGATTGGTTTGTGTCTGATCATTTTGCTGTGTAGTAGAATAACTGCTACTTGCAACTTTACCCATCATTTGAATATCTTGAACTTTAACCTTTAAATAAGTCTTTTCGTTATATTCCCTGGTCTTTAGTTCACCTACAGCAACAACTGGCGTACCCTTAACTAAATAATCTGCTATGCCTGTTCTGTAATATTCGCATTCAAAAAATAGTGTACCTTTGTTTTCTCCGTAGCCATCATCAACAGCTACAGAAAAGTTAACAACACTATTAGTATCAAACTGTTTTACTTCTGCGTTTTTTGTAACGCGCCCAGCAATTGTAATCTGTTTCATAATCCTAATTCCTCTTTTTTTGCCTTATATATTTCACGTAAATTCTCTATAAGTTTAATGGGGAACTTATCATCTTCTGTTGCTTTTTTTACAAAATCCTTTAAACTGTCGCGCCACTCAGTTAAAAACTCATTTGCACGATGTTCCCAATTGTGTTGATCCTCATACTGACCGCGCTCTTTAAATTTTTCTATACGTTTTTTCCAAGTAAAATAATCTGCCCCAAGTTGACCTGTTATTTGCGCTTCATATTGTGCAAGATTTAGATCATCACCTTCTTCCTGGCTGTAAGCATCACCATGTAAACCTACAAGTTTTAGTATAACACGATCTTTGGCGCGTTTTTCTGCCATAGCAAAAGGGTAAATGTTTTTATTATTGTATGGTGCAGCCTCACCAAAAGACCATGCTGTAGCGTCAGCCATGTGACCTGTCACACAAATAACAACTTCTTTTGCAGTTACGTCATCCGATATTATTTGTGGCGCATCAAACAATATTTTATAATGTGCAGCTATTTTTTCTAACGCTTTGTGTTTAACGACAGGAGTGCCATGACAATCCCACGTTGCTTGCGCTTCTGTAAGACCTACTTCTTTTACAATTTCGCTAAGTTTTTCTGGTAATTTAGGCATCCTCTGTCTCCTTTTTATCAGACTTAATGCCAGCAAAAATCCCATCTTTATCAAAGTCATTACAAGCTTTTGTTATTGCTTCATCTATAACAGAGATGGCTTTTGCACCAAAAGTATAGTTAACTGGTTCGCCATAATTTCTTTCAGCAAATTCTTTGTCTTTAAGTTCTAAAATTGCATTAGTTATATATAGCCGTAGTTGTGATGGGCTTGGATGTTTTTGACCTAGTTTGTTGTCCATTTTTTCGTACCTTTTTTTATTTACTATTGTCTTATATAATTATTAGTCTTATATATGCAACCATAAAGTTGCACAATGGAGACTTTTTTATGGAAAATATTTTATCAACTGAGGAAATAGTAAGGCGTTTAGATGGGCGTGTTCTTGCTAAAGTTATAAGGGATGTAGGCATTTCCAAGCATACTGTTTACCGCATTATGAAAGGTGAGGACGTATATTATTCTACAGTTAAAAAACTATCCGATTACCTAATTGAAAAGGAAAAACCCACAGTGAGGTAATACTGTGGGCTTCCCAAAAAGGTACGTTTTGTGCATAATGTCAAAACCAATGAAATATGCAAGGTCAACATAAACGATCTTGCCCAACAAAGAAAGGGTAAAAAAATTGTCAAATTTAGTAAGTAATTTAGTCCAAACAAAACGGATTGGTTCTTCTACTCAAAAAGCAATTCTAATGTATATGGCAGACAAGGCTAGTGATGATGGCAGTGGTATCTGGGTTAGCAAAAAGAATATGGCTGCTGATTTGGAGATGGCTATTAGAACGCTTCAAACAAATATGAGAGATATGGTTTCTTCAGGTTTGATAAGTGAAGCTGGACAAAAAAAGTGTAAAACTGGATACACTATAGACTATTCTCTTAACCTGGAACGTATTGGAACACTACAGAACACTAGGGAACACTATGCAGTATCTGCACCCCTGCATCAGATGCACCCCTACCCACGCAGCAAATGCACCCCTACCCCTGCATCTGCTGCACCCAAACCATCCTTAGAACCATCCTTAGAACCATATAATAAGATTAAACATACTTTATCTACCTGGTTAAAAGAGGATGATGCAGCAGAAAGTTTTATAAATTATCGCAAGCAGATTAAAAAACCATTGACCGAAACAGGAGCAAAGAGGCTATCTGAAAAACTAAGATTTATTTTTGTGGGTGGCGGTGAACCAAAAGATGCTTTGGAAATGGCAGAAGAAAAAGGTTGGCAATCAATTGAGCCTGATTGGTATTTTGGTAGTTTATTCGGTAAGGATAGTTTAGAATATAAACAGGCAATGGATAAAATCCGTCAAGTTATTCGGGAGATAAATTAATGAATTATGGTTATCGTATAAATCTTATAAAAAAAGAATTAGAAAACTTATTAAGTAGCTATTCTATTCCTATGCACTTACGTCACGATGAAGATGTAAAAGCAAAAGAAATAGAGATTATTTCTAAAGCATTAAATCAATTGTTTTCTAATGAGTGTAACCAAGAGGTTATATCTGGAGCATTTGAACGCGCTGAATTAAAAATAAAAGCTGCACATATGTCCAGGTCATGGCCTAAAGCATCAGATATTGCCACAGCAATTAAAGTTAGCATTGCAAGTGATAGTGAGGCTTCTGGTGTTTCTGCAACTTGGTATCCTGATCCAAAGGTAATTAACGCCAACAGAATTAAACGTGGTGAGCCAGTAAGTGAATTTTATATTAATGGTAAACTAGGTGAAGAATTAATAAATGATGGCTTAATAACTGAGCATGATCTACAGCCATATAAAGAATATTTAGCTTTTGAAAAAATAGACAGAATATGATAATAGCAAACAACACATTTTTGTGTTACTCTACATTGGGGCGATACTGCTTCATAATCCTCCCAATGTGAGGTTGCCTCAACTGCCCCTATGTGATCTGCTCCGTAGGGGCTTTTCTTTTTCTAAATATAGAATATAATACCATATATAGACGCACCCAAGTATGGACGGACTAAATGAGTACAAAAGAAGAACAGAAATCTAAGATAGAAGGTTCAGGTAGAAAAAAAGGTACAACTAACAAAGTACCTAAATTACTTAAGGATGCAATCTTAGAAGCAGCAGAACGTGCTGGACAAACAATAGTAGATGCAAGGTATTCTGAGCCAGCTAATGCAGATCAAAGATTTGTAGAGCAAGCTAAAAAAGAAGGTATGGTTCATTACTTAGAACATCAGGCAATGGAAAACCCTCAAAGCTTCTTAACGCTAATGGGTAAAGTATTACCAATGCAAGTTACTGGTAGTGGTAGCCAAGGTGAGCATGAGTTTGTCATCAAATGGAAACAATAGAAATAAACTACAAGCCACGTTCACAAGCTAAAGACTTTCACAGCCGTACAGAAAGATTTGCTGTATTAGTAGCTCATAGACGATTTGGTAAGACTGTAGCAGCTATAAACGATCTAATTAAGTCATGCTTTGAAATAGACCTTCCTAACGTCAGGGTGGCTTATATTGCGCCATATCTCTCACAAGCAAAAGCAGTAGCTTGGGATTATGCGTTAGAATACACAAGAGATATACCTCACATAAAGGTAAACCATAGCGAACTTAGGATAGATTTTCCTAATGGAGCTAGATTTAGATTATTCGGTGGAGATAATTATAATGCTATTCGTGGATTATTTTTTGACCATGTATGTATTGATGAATTTGCTGACTTCCCTGCATCAGCCTATCCTACAGTTATTAGGCCAGCTACAGTAGACCGTAAAGGCAAGATAACCATTATTGGTACGCCTAAAGGCAAAAATGAATTTTGGGAGATGTATGAGTACGCCAAGAGCCACAAAGATTGGTGGTGTAAAATGTTTAAAGCTTCTGACACAGACATATTAGACAAGGCTGAGTTAAAAGAAGCTAAAGCAGCAATGGGCGAAGATCGTTATGAGCAAGAGTTTGAATGTAGTTTTGAAGCTGCTATTCAGGGCGCATATTACGCAATGGAAATGAAAACAGCTACCCAGGACAAACGTATTACAAAAGTGCCATATGATCCTAGTGTTGGGGTAACAGTCTCTTGGGACTTAGGAATAGGCGATAGTACGTCATTATGGTTTGCTCAATTTGTAGGGCAAGAAATAAGAATAATAGACTTTTATGAAATGTCAGGTGTTGGTTTAGACCACTATGCAAAGGTGCTAGATGAAAAGGGTTATCACTACAAAGAGCATATATTACCGCATGATGTTAAAGTAAAAGAGCTTGGTACAGGTAAAAGCAGATTAGAAACATTAGATGCTCTTGGTGTTAATAATATATCTATAGCTCCTAAACTATCTATAGATGATGGAATACAGTCAGCACGTTCTATGCTTAATCGCTGTTGGTTTGATGAAGA